AATTGTAGGTAGTAATATGCATAAACTATTTGCAGGTAAAGTTAGAAAAGTATATAACCCTTACATTGAAAAGATTCCAGAAAGAATAAGAGAAAAATATGGACACATTAGATTTTAGTATCTGTCCTTTAGGACAAACAGTTTTAAAGTACCAAGTACCTCTTGATGTATTTAATATTATTAATCATGTGTATGAAACAAAATATTCAACACTACCTCCTGCTAATAGTCAGCTTGTAGGTAAGATTGAAAAAGAACATAGTTTATTTTATCAAGGAAAAGATACTTCAAAAATGCATCACCACAATATGTTACCTGATAATGTATTGCAATGGGTTGATAAAGCTATGGGTCACTATCTAAATTTTAATAAAATAAAACAATATAAAAAATCTATAAACTCTATTTGGGTGAATCAAATGTTTGAACATGAATATAATCCAGTGCATGTACACCAAGGTTCTTTGTATACAGGTCTATCAAGTGTGATGATTTTAAAATTACCAGAATCTTTTGGAGTAGAGTATTCATCAGAACACAATCCAATGAATGGTAAGTTACAAATTATGGGATCGGTATCAGGTCAATTTGCAACTTGTGATTATTCTCCTAATATTAAAGAGAGAGATTTTTATATTTTTCCTTATGATGTTAGACATTGTGTCTACCCTTTTAATGGACCAGGATATAGAAGAACGTTGTCTGCAAACATGGATGTAGATTATAACCCAATAATAAACAGAGGAAGAGACTAATGTACGAAAATAAAATTATTACAGAACCTAAATGGAAAAGTTGGATAGTACAAACTACAACACCTTTATTTACACCCGATCAATGCAATCAAATTATTGCATCAGGTAGAGCACAGAAACCACAACAAGCACAAGTGGGTATGGATAAACCAGAAAGTGGAACCGATACTAAAAAAAGAATAACGACTATTAGTTGGATTCCATTTCAAGAAATGGGATATATGTATCAAGATTTAAATTCATTTATACAAAAAGCAAATGAAAATCATTTTGGTTTTGGTGACATACAAGTAACAGAACAAGCTCAATTTACAGAGTACCCTGAAGGAGGGTTCTATGATTGGCATATGGATTGTGATGTGAACATGGAACACGAACCACCAGTTAGAAAAATATCAATGACTGTTTTGTTAAATGATCCTAAAGAATTTGAAGGAGGTCATCTAGAATTAATGGCACCTGGTAAGTTTGCTGAACTTAAACAAGGTCATGCAATTATATTTGCATCGTTTTTAAATCACAGAGTTAATCCAGTAACTAGAGGTATGAGACAATCTCTTGTAGTTTGGTTTGGAGGTAAAGCTTTTAGATGATTAGAGAAGAATTTTTTCCAACCAGTGTTTACGGCAAAGATATAAAATTAGATAATGATAAATTAGCTCAAGATATTGTCAACTGGTCTAATCAAGATCAAGGTGTTAAAAAAACAAATGTAGATGGTTGGCATTCTAAAACTGACATGGCATCAAAACCAGAGTATCAATTTCTTGTTCAAGAACTTTATAAAATGCAAGAAGATATATACAAGGAAGAATGGCTAGATAGAAAACCAAAACTAGGTAATATGTGGGCTAACATAAATTATAAAAATGGATACAATAGACTACACATACATCCTAATTGTTTATTTAGTGGAGTATATTTTGTTAAAGCTACAAAAGAAGCAGGTATATTAGCTATTAATGATCCAAGACCCGGTATTCAAACAACAATGCCTGCAAGAAAACAAGGCACGCCACCAAAACATTTATGGCGTCAAGCACATATTGACCCTATTCCAGGAAGAATTATAATGTTTCCTGCTTGGTTATGGCATGAAGTTGAACAAAATAAATCAAATGATATAAGAATATCAGTAAGTTTTAATTTTATACAAGATGGCTTTTAATAAATATCAAGTAATCAAAGGTGCAGTTAGCTACGAGCTATCTAATTTTATATTTAACTACTTCTTGCTTAAACGAGATGCAGTTAAGTATATGTACGAGAACAATATAACTTACGATAATGGTATGCTTGGAACATGGACTGATGCACAAATACCAAACACCTATTCTCATTATGCTGATCCAGTAATGGAAACTTTATTGGTTAAAGTATTACCTGTAATGAAAAATGAAACCGGACTAGACCTATGTCCTACATATTCCTACGCAAGAATATATAAAAATGGAGACACACTTCATAGACACAAAGACAGACCAAGCTGTGAAATATCCACAACGATAAACTTGGGTGGTGAGCCATGGCCAATATTTATAGACGGAACAGGGGCCAATAATGTAGTTAATGAAAGACAAAATTTAGTCAAACCAGGTGCTCCGGAAGGCACAAAAGTCCTGCTTGAAGTCGGTGATATGCTGGTATATAGTGGATGTGAATTAGAGCATTGGAGAGAACCTTTTGAAGGAACTACTTGCGGACAAGTGTTTCTTCATTATAACCATGTAAATGGTCCTTTTGCAGAAAAAAATAGGTTCGACAGAAGGCCGATGTTAGGTGTTCCACCAATAAGGAATACATAAATGGAGTTATATGTTACAAAAATTAGGTTTTCTACCAGGGTTCAACAAACAAGTTACATCAACAGGTGGTGAAAGCCAATGGATTGATGGAGAAAACGTTCGTTTTAGATATGGTACTCCTGAAAAAATAGGCGGATGGGCTCAACTAGGTCAAAGTAAATTGACGGGTGCAGCTAGAGGTCTACATCATTTTGTTAGTACAGGTTCTATTAAATATGCAGCAATAGGCACTAACAGTATTTTATATATTTATTCTGGTGGAGTTTATTATGACATCCACCCTTTAGTTAATCCAACAGGTACAGCTATTACAAATGCATTTAGCACAACCAACGGATCACCGACTGTTACAATAACTTTTCCAACAAACCATAGTTTTATACCCGGTGACATTATTTTATTTAGTGATTTTTCTACTATTACAAATTCTAATTATAGTGCTGCAGATTTTGATGGTAAAAAATACATGATAACTTCTGTTCCTAATTTAACAACAGTCACTATTACAATGGCTACCAACGAAACAGGTTCAGGTGCAACTACATCTGGTGGGGTTAAATTTTTTCAATACTATCACGTAGGACCAGCAGAACAATTAGGAGCTTTTGGTTGGGGTATATCTTTATGGGGTGGTAATCTTTTAGGTACTACTTTAACTACTTTGAACGGTGCAATCGCTGCAACAACAGGAGGAAATAATGGTTCCGGTACAGAAATTACATTAGCAAGTACTTCGGGGTTTCCTTCTACAGGTACAAATCATATTTTAATAGGAGCAGAAGAAATATCTTACACCGGTATTTCAGGAAATAAAATAACAGGGATTGGCAGAGGAGCAAGAGGTTCAACTGCTACCACTCATTTAAATAGTGCAACAGTTACAAACTCTTCTGGGTTTACAGGTTGGGGTTCGCCTGCAGCCAACACCGACTCAGTAATTGATCCTGGACTATGGTCCTTGGATAACTTAGGTACAACTCTTATTGCATTAATTCATAATGGTGAATGTTTTAAATGGGATGCGGATGCTACAAACGCTACAGATAACAGAGCAGTAATTATTCCTAATGCACCAACAGCGTCACGAGACATGTTAGTTTCTACTCCCGATCGTCACTTAGTATTTTTTGGTACAGAAAAAACTATTGGAGATAAAACATCACAAGACGATATGTTTATAAGATTTTCATCACAAGAAAATATAGAAGACTACACACCAACAGCAATTAATAGTGCTGGTACACAAAGACTGGCCGCCGGATCACGGATCATGGGCGCTACTCTTGGTAGAAATGCAATTTACATTTGGAGTGATACATCTATGTTTACTATGAGATTTGTAGGTACTCCGTTTACGTTTGCCTTTGAACAGGTTGGAACTAACTGTGGATTAATAGGGATGAATGCAGCCGTTGAAGTGGATGGTGCTGCTTATTGGATGTCCGACAATGGTTTCTTTAGGTTTACCGGTAAACTAGAATCAATGGATTGCTTGGTTGAAGATTATGTTTATGATGATCTTAACACAACTTCTAATCAATTAGTTTACTGTGGTATTAATAACTTGTTTGGTGAAATTACTTGGTTCTATCCAACATCTACATCTAATGTAGTTAATAGAGCTGTTACATATAGTTATCTAGACTCAACTGCTAAACGACCAATATGGTTTACTAATGCAAATAGTTTGTTTCCAAGAAGTACTTGGCAAGACTCAGCAGTATTTGGTTTACCCCATGCAACTAAATATGATGCAGGAGATGATGCATCATTTGATGTTATAGGAAATACTGAAGGTGTTACAATTTACTTGGAACATGAAACAGGACTTAATCAAATTATTGCAGGAATTTCTCCTGTTGCTATACCGGCTAACATTACATCTGGTGATTATGATATCACACAAAAAGTAGTTAAAGGTGCTGCTACAAACATGGCTGACCTTAGAGGGGATGGAGAATTTATAATGAGAATTAGTAGAATTGTTCCTGATTTTATTTCACAACAAAACAATGTAATAGCTACATTGGATGTTAGAGATTATCCAAATGATGCATCTGCGGGTTCACCCTTAGGTCCTTTTACTTTAACACCTACTACTTCAAAAATAGACACCAGAGCTAGGGGGCGAGCTATAGCTCTTACTATATCTAACACTGCTTTAGATACTACTTGGAAACTTGGTACTTTTAGATTAGATATACAATCTGGAGGAAGACGATAATGGCAAAAATAGTACAAACATTAACTAGAGCAAGTGATGAATACGAACAAGACATAGCTCAGTCTTTAGTTAGAGATTTAGATGCTGTATTAGAAAAACTTAACACTACATTTCAAGAAGAATTAAAACAGGAGATAGAAGCTAGAAGTTTCTTTTTAGATTAATGGCAGTAGTAAATCAATATAAATTTGTAGGTATAGATAATAACACAA